CTAATAATTGATTTTGGTTTAAATTCAGTTATAAATTTTTTTAGAAATTTAGAACCCAATCCTCTGATTATATAATCAGATTTTGTCGAATACCTACTTAATTCAAATTCACCATTATTATTTTTAGTCATATTTCTACTTGAATTGAATGTCATTACTCCAACCAGTTCATCTCCATAATAAGCACCGTATGATATTTTTGATTTATCTGGACCTTGTATGTGGTATTTCTTTAAAAAGAAATTTTTATCTTCAGTACTGATTTCTTTTATTACTAAATTTCTACCACCAATTTTAATACCATTGTTAACCTTTAGAATATGTTTTAATTTAGTTTTAACTAAGTCTTTATTGGTCATCCACTCGTCCTCAAATATATGGATTAATTTATAACCATTTTGATGACATTCAATTGTTTTATTTAAATGGTAATTTATATTTTTCCCCATAACTTCAGTATGATAATAAAGACCGTTGTATTCGATACAAACTTTAATGTCTTCTATAATTAAGTCTATTTCTTTACCTTCTAAAAGTTTTCTATTTTTACCCTTAACAACATTAAATCCTAATGATTCTACAAATTCTTTAATCTCTGTTTCTCCTTTTGATGTCCAAGTTGGAGTTGACACTAAGTTTATTTTTTTCATATTATCACTTAGTTTATCTGAGGTCGAGTTTGAAATTATTTTAGAATTTGGAAATTTTAATTTATATTCCTCAACTGAAATATTGTGTTTTGATTTTAAGTGTTGATTGTTGATTGATTTCATTTTCTCTCCACATATAATACAACTAACGTGATTCTTGTTTTTAAGAAGTTCTATTTTGTTTAAATACTTTGAATGGTATTTAACATCTTCTGGAAACTTTTCTAAGTATTCATCTAAGTCAATATTGTGAATAATAATGTGTTGTTCAAAACATCCTGATTTATTTTCAATATCGGTAGTAGTCCAATCACATAATCCACATTTTCTAACCTTACTTTTTTCGATTTTAATTATTTCAAAATATTCTTCAAACCATTTTTTATTATTTAATTTTTCATATTTTTTTCTTTGATAATTATTTTCAGGTATCCAAACATCTCCGTAGTTTTCTATTATATGTTTAGTTAATTTACCTGACAAATTATTGGGGTCTTTAATCACAATATTTGTTTTTTTACATTTTGCGACTAAATCAAATTCGTCTTCACATTTATATAGATTAACTTTTGATGATTCTATTAAAGAACTATCACCTATTTTTATTTGTCCTCCTTTATTATTTAAAATAATATTATTATCTATTAAAATCTGACGAATTTTTTTATGTCCGACTTTATATTTTTCGGCTAATTTATGGGTACTAGGCATTGTAGTATTATATAATTCTATAATATTTACAATATCTTCTTTGGTCAAAATAGTTTTCATATATTATTAAATATAAAAATAATCCGTTTATTTTTAAACCATTCTAAAATAAAAAAGGTCAGATTTCTCTGACCTTTTTGTTATTTTATTTAAGATTTGATTATCTCAATTCTCTTAAATCAAATGTACGAACTCCATCAACAGTGATACGAGCGTAGAAACGGTTGTTTACCATCTTTTTCGCGTATCTTGTCATAATACCTTTAATAGGTGTGAAGTTAAATGGATTATACATTGTAGGTGTTAATTGTAAAGGTACGTACGGTGCGTAGATGTAACCTGTATCAAGTAACGATGTACCTTTATGTCCAATCAAAATTTGATTTGGTGGGAAATAAGGGTCACGGTACACTTGGTAACGTCCTGCTAAAGTACCTACTCTTTCGATACCCATATTGTATTGGTCTTGCTCCGGTGAAGCGTTAGATACGTGGAAGTATTCTAAATCATCAAAGATAGCAGAAATCTCACTTGATACAACAATCCAGTTAGCTCCACCACGAAGAGTTGACTTGTGAATTTGAGCGGATAATTGGTTGATAGTTGTAATCAAAGTTTGATTCCAATCTTTTTGAGTGTAAGATGTAGTTTGTTTAATTCTTCTCCATCCGTTATAATCCCAACGTAAGTTCCAAGCCGCACCTTTACGTAAGTCACGTAAAATTTCACGGTCGATTTCGGCTGCAACTTGTTCAGACAATAAAGCCGTTAATTCAGCCTCAGCATCGATGTTATGGAACGCCGCAACGTCTTGAGCAAGTTCTGGTGACCATTGTGCTCTTAACTTTCTTTCAGTCACAGAAACTGTAACAGAATCAAGTTCGAAAGAAACCTCACCGATTTTGTCTTCAAATTCTAATTCTTCATAACGTCTGTAAACAGCACTAAACGCAGTGGTACCTGTTAAACTTGCGGTATCAGTTATAGTTACACCTGTGTAACCATCTAAAGATGTTGCATCACAGTCAGCACATACCGGACAAGAAAGGTCTACTTCAATATAAATACAACCTGTTGCATCACAAATATCATAGAAAGAACCTCCGTTACCAGTACCAGCAAAAGAAGTTGGTGTTACCCCACCGTATTGAACAATACCTTTACCATATTGTTGAGTTACAACACGGAATAATAATGGTTTTGGTGAACCTGATTCATCCTCAAACACATTGGCACCACAAGCACCGGTTTCGATACCATTTATCGCATCAACTGCGAAAATTTTTAAATCAGCCAAGAAAGTTTCAGTATCCATTTCATGCCCATCAGGCCCGATTAATTTACCAGCTCCAAGGTTAGCATTAAATCCACATAATTTTAAAATTAATTTTCTAACATTTTTATTGTCCAAGCTAATGTCAGTTGTTTCTATATTAACTAACGAACCGTTGCTCCATACAGATAATGAAGGGGCTAGTTCTTTTAATTCCCAACGACCTTTTGAATAGTCAAATAACCCTGGAGGGTCAAGAGCCGCTTCATTTCCTTCATAATACAAATCATAAAGATTTTTCTTGAATGCTCCCGCTCCTGTGTAACCTTCTGAAGGGTTTTGAGGTGAGTTATAATTACCCGGAGAACCAATTGGTGCGTAATGGTCACCTGATTGAGTGTCGTTTCCACCGTCATAACCTTGAATCTTAGGTACGAAGTAGAATAATTTACCGATTGGTAAATTCATAGCTTGTACAGAAACTAAGTCATTCGCTAATAATTTAGAGAATACACGTCTAACGATAGGGAATACAACTGTTTCAAACGCTCCGTTTGAACCTTCACCTGTAGCTTCGTTAATTAAATGTGATGCTTGGTTTTCATATAACTGTGCAACATTTTCTTTTAGGTGGCCTTTAAGACCTTCAAGGAATCCTAATTTATCCCATTTGTTAATTGTATCTTCTTTGATAACTTTAAGGTGTTTTAAACCGATGTTACCAACAAGACCTGATTCTAATAATGCTCCCATTTTTGTTTTTTTTTATTTTTATTTATTTATTTTTTATTTTAACCTTTTTATTTTGCTGGTTTTGCAATTTTTTTTAATTTAATTAATACGCTACTAAAATACTTGTTCCGTCAATAAAATTAATTACTCTAGTTTTAATACTTTCTGTGTCATTTAATTTTGGATAAGTAGTCTCTTCACTAACATTATCAACCAAAAATGTATTTACATAAGGTTCGTATTTGGTTTCTTTAATATAATTAACACCATCAACCAAAACTAATTCTGCGGTTCTTTTATAATCTTTATTAAGATTTAAATCTTTCATAATAAGTTTTATAAGGTCTTCTTGTATATTGGTATCTTCTAAATAAAAAACTTTTTTACCTAAAAAACCTTTAGATGTGTTACTCAAAGTAACCTTTAAGTACGAATCTGCATTTATATATAAACGCTCAATTAATTTAATATTTGGGAAAGAAACGAATAGTTTACCTTTTAATTCATAATCAACCGCTAATTTAGGTGCGATGCCTGTTACATTCTCTTCTTTGTTAATTGTTGCGTATTGAGTCCCTATTTCTTTTAAATAATTGTACGTATTTATTGATTCGGCCATTTCCGTGTTTTTTTGTTATTTATTTATTTATTTTATTTTTGCCATTAAGTCTTTCATTCTCAAAAACTGAGGATTCTCATATGTTTTTGATTCGATTAAATTAACAGACGAACCTGTAGCTTGTGATTTTTCAATAACTCTCTCAACTGACTCGTTAACATTAGATTTACCTTTAGATGTTGTTACTGATAACTCATCTTTAATGGTCTGATATAAATTTTTAGATTCTTTAATAGTTTCAACACCATCAAATCTTCTTAAAATATTAATCTTCTCTTGTTTTGATGTTGAATGTTCTGTAAACAATCTTGTCGCGTAAGCTAAGTTTGAATTGAAAACCGCAACCTCGTTAAGTTTATTTCTGAAAACATTAAGTGCTTTTCTGTACTCTTCGTTCTTTTCTCTAAGTAACTCAACTTCTTTGAAATCAAAGTTTTCTTTGATAGCAGTGTTTGCTTTTGAATGTGCTTTTGGTTTTGGTAAACCACCTTTTCTAAAGTTAGAACCATTTCCTAAAGTACGAGCCGCCTCTTTTGTTTCCATTTTTTTCGCTCCTTTTTTAACAGGTTTCATTTTGCCGTCCATGTTTTCACCTTCTTTGTATTCAAATTTTGCTTTACCAGTACCAACTGATTTAGGACCTTGTTTCATTTTTTCTTTAAATCCTCCAGCCATGTTAGGTTTTGCATTATATTTGAATTTTGGTGAACCCATTCCAACGCCTTTTGCTTTTATTTTCATTTTTTTGGACTCCATAAGAGATTCATCTTCCTCAAAGAATTCTTCCTCTTCTTCCTCGTCTTCAGAACCGAAATCGATTTCGTACATGATTTCATCTTCTTCCTCTTCTTCAAAATCGGCATCTCCCATAAGGTCAGATTCCTCATCCATTTCTAATTCATAAAGATTTTCATCATCTCCGAATATATCAGAAGAAATATCTTCCATCTCATCGGCAGAAATTTGTTCGTCCATTTCCATTTCCATGTCTTCTTCTTCGTCCATTTCCATTTCCATGTCTTCTTCTTCGTCCATTTCTTCAACCCCTTCACCAACAATCATATATTCTTTGTCAGCATCTTTAATGTTAATATTACCTGATTCATCCTTTGTTACAACGATATTATCATCAGGACCCATTAATTTAAAAACACGAAGAACTTCTTCATCTGATTTGTTAGTTAAATCGATTGCATCTTCTTCGTCTTCCATGTCTTCTTCTTCCTCTTCTTCATCTTCATCTTCCATGTCGTCACCTTCGGTGTCACCCATGTCCATTGTTGCGATGTCTCCAGCTCCTAATTCAGAGTCTTCCATGTCAACGTTTTCTTCATCTTCAACCTCTTCTTCTTCTTGTTCAGAAAGAGATTCTTTTACCAATTCTTTGATTTCTTCCTTCATTGTTGAAGCAAGTATTCCTTTTGCGTTTTCGGCAACAGCCTCTTCAAGATTTTTCATCTGAATGATTGCCTCTTCTACGATTGATTTTTCTTTTGCCATTTTTTTTGTTTGGTTTTATTTGTATATAAATATATCCAATTGTTAAAAAGTTTTTATTTTAACACTTGATGAATATAAATATTTTAATTAAAGGTCTAATTTTCCTTGACCTATTGATTCTAATTTCTTTTTTTCTTTCTGAATAAGTTTCTCTAACGC